GAATATCACCACTATTATCTTCCTTTAAACCCTTGGCATCCATGATAATATTGTCAGCTTTCAAAATTATATCACCGTCATCACAATCTATAACTACATCCCCATGTTTACACTTAATCCATTTTGCAGGCACTATTGGATCTTGTGCTGCGTCTCTTGGTCTTTTTATCATTTCACCAAGGAATTCGCATGATCTTCCAGATACACCAAATTGAAGATTTTCTGTATTCAATCCAGCTTCATGAAAAGACATGGAAGAACCATTGTTTGTTATAACACGATAACTTATCTTTCCATATGGTGAATCTTGGCCTGCTTTGATCGTATAATGATTTTTTATATCAATATCATAATCCCTATCATTCTTTGACATTACGAACCTATCCTCCTACGTGACAATGGTTTATCAATACAATCAATAACTTCAATAATTTGAGTTGAGTCTAGTTTCTGACTAACCTCAGTTACAGGAACAAATTTCAAAATAGATCTCAAGTTGGCACCAATTCCAGTATCACTATTTACTGTTATTTCTGGAATACTTGTAAACCCTGCACCACCATTCACAACGTTCACTCCCACAATTTTACCACCTAAAATTATCGGAGTAAGTTCAGCACCGTCAACTTCCAAGGTATCTGTTGTATTGTAACCAGAGCCAGGATCAATGATCTTAACATCATCAATTTGGCCTACCATTGATTCACTGTCTGCGTTTGCCAGTTCACTGACTACATCACTCTCCACTGGCCCAGATGTTGTTAAAGTTTTTGTGTAAGTATTATTGTAACCATAGCCTGGTGATTCTATGAGAATATTATCTATTCCACCATCTTCACCTATTATTGGTGTTCCTATTGCAGCATTACCATCACCACAAGCGTCTTTAAAAGTAACGTATGGTGGTTTTTCACCATATCCTAAACCTCTATCGAGAATACTAACACCTATAATTTGACCAGTGTTATTTACAACAGCATTTGCAAAGCCCCCAACACCAGAACCACCAAATATTTCAATTCTTGGAGGGCCACATCTTAAAACATTAGTTTCACAATCTCCAACCAAAGCAGCGACTGTAGAAGCATCTCCTTCCGTCTTCTTAAACATACTTGGAAGATTCTCTGGGTTATCACCACCACCTATAGCATTACTGATATCTGACATGAACGATAGTGGGTTTTTAAAATCATCACGACCCATTTGTTCTGGGCCTAGTTTATTATCAAATCTACTGGGTAATGGGCATTTAAACTCTTGACAACCTATAAAATCATAAAGAAGTCCAATTCCAGCCATTGCTTTGTTTATTAAACCATTTACAGATCCAAGTGCGCCACCAAGAGTTGCAGTCAAACCACTTAATATTGGGCCAATTAAATTTGTGATTTTACTCATTATGTTCTCAAGTAATCCTCCAAGGATTTGTTCTGCTGCACATAATGGTGCATTAAGTAATTTTCCAATCAAAGTCTTTAAAAAATTACCTATTGTATCCTTCAGACCAAAAATTAAATTTTCAAAAAGACAATACATGGTGCCCATGACACCCCTTACACCCTCTGCAAATTGTGTTTTAAGATCTTCTGGTATTAATTTATTTGTAAAATCGTTAACTTTCTCTTCTACACTAGAGAACATACTATCTCTAATACTATTAACTTTAGCACTCATCACAGCACCAATTTTTTTGGTGATTAAAGCCATTTCTGCGTCAAAATCCATTTCTAGACCAGTAATGGAATTATAATAAAAATCACCATATTTTTCTGCTTTAATTAATAGTTTACTAAAATCACCTAAAGCACCAGTAATTTCACTAATAGAGTTGTCACGTTTACAAGTCGGTCTATCAACACTCTGATTCAGCATCTCATTAGTACGTTCGTCTGCATTAAGTTTGGTCTCTCCAGCAGTTGATTGATCTACTACAGCCTCAGTTCTACCTGTCTCTGGGTTATATTGTCCATCAGTTTTCTCATTTTTTTCTTCATTGATCGTTTCATTAGTGCCTAATTTTTGACCTTGTGGATTTCCTACTCCACCACCTCTTTTCCTACCTCTTCTTTTATGTGGTCTTACATAAGAATTACTTTTCAGATTTTTAGTTTTACTATCTTCACCAGATTGACTTTTCAGAAATACATTTGTGATAACAGGTTTTTGTTCGTCATCACCATCTATCCAAACACCCAATACACTTTCACCACCTTCTAACTGATGTAGATTTGGTGCTGATCCGTATCCACTTGATATGAATGGATTACCAAGAACAGAAGCAAAGGGAAGGTCATTGGGATCTTCTATTTGATCATGATACCCAACAACTCTTACCTTTACACGATTAGGGTATACAGTATTTTCACCCTTCCGTTCACTTGTTCCAACTTCTTTATCGTTTTTCATTAGTGTATTTTCTGTCCAAGTTTCTCTAGGAGCAACTTGGCCTATCCACCAATTGATACCAGTAAAACTGTCAGATCCTTCAAGAATTCTAGCCATTAGTCATCATACACTAAACATTCGGGTTCATCAGGATGCATATCACAGAATAGTTCTAATGCATTAGGATCATGATGATCTCCAGCTTCGATTTCTTCTTTGTGATGTTCTGCATAAATTTCTAGTTCATGAAGTTCCTCTTTAGCATGTCTGCGTGCTGCAGGGGAAATTGTAGGGTCGTGAATCAGACTCTTATCTTTTTCTATGTGATCTTCTATTGTTTTCATAATAGTACCTCCTTATACTATAGCTATTTAATCATCTCCAGGCGTGTCTTTTATAAGCCTGAGGTATGTATAACATTGTACACCATTATCAGCAGTTATGTAACTATGTCTGAGATCCTTAATAATATACAATCCAGACATCCACTTATCGGTGCCTTTCATACTATCTATCAGTTTAACAGATATGATATCTCCCGCCTCTAGATCTAAATTCATCGGAACAGTAATTCTAAGAGATCTAGACATCAAGCTTTGATATCTCATTTTAGCTTGACTAATAATTTTATGTGGATTGTATTCTCCATCAGTTAATTTTTTTTCTGATCCATCATGAATTGTTCCATCCCTTCTCATTGTGAAATCCATAATCACGTTTCGAGTAGGAACCGTAGGAATTTGATTTATATCATAATCAAGAACTACTGTTTCCTCTTCACCCAAGTGAGCTTGTTGTGAATCTTCTTTTGAAAATGGAGCATCATCACTTACTTGTAAAGTGTGTAAGTTAAAGTATCTTCTATTTTCACCATACATCGAATTCATCATTTGCATGATAATATTTTGATCAACTTCAAATTTAGGATTTTCTAACGCAAAATTTGGATCATCAGGAACAGCGTCATGTTGTACATATTCATACACATCCCCATTCTTAGCATCAGATATCATAGTGTCTATACTTTTAAATTTATATCCACTCTTTGTCATCCAAAATAAAAACCCAACTCTATCAGTAGATCCACCCTCTTCGGGCATAGATCCAGACATTGAACGTTTAGCTATCCAATATAAAGCTTTGTAAGGTCTCCAATAATTACCAAAGAACCCCACTTGGTTTGCACTATCCTCTATATCAATGTCGTCCTCACTCGCTCCTATTTGTGATTGTAATATGTTTTTTACATGAACCGTTCCGACCACTTTGTTATCATATCTTTGTGTAACTCTATTCTTTTCATTGTTAATCACTCCCACAGGTTCCGCTCTGATTGTGAATATATTTGCGGTTGACTCTGCAGAGTTTTGAACAAAGGATGTTAAAACTAAATCATCAAACTCAAATGACTCTTGGATACTCGGATGTTTCATCTCAATACTAACGGTTTCAGTCCCTCGTAATTGAAGATCACTCAAAGGATTATCAACACTTACAAATTTAATTTCAAACGCAAAATTAGGTTGAAAGATGTTTTCAAAGTAATGAATATTCAATACTGTTGTGATATTATCACCTAAAACTGCCTCTGTTTGACCATCTATTCCATAAATAATCAAACTCTTTATTGATATTTGTTTAGTAAATAATGACATTACGCTATTGAATCTGTGATGATGACGATTGTTTCTCTATCTCTCGTATCTGTATTTAACATAGCAATATCATTGGAAATTGACTTGTTTATGCTACTCTTTAAAAGATCATCAAGATTCAATTGTTTTACCTCTGGAGGTACATCAAAGTTTTTGTTAATATCTTTAAATTCTTTAAGTAACTCATCTATTTCGTTAGCTTTTGGAGTTCTACCTTTTATTAAAGCCTCAAAATCATCTATTGATTTGACTGTTCGTAAATAATCTTGTTCCAAACGTTCTCGTCTGTAAAGATATACATCAATGTCTACTTTATTCTGTTTGTATAGTTTAAACAACTTTCTTCCGTCATTTGTATAAGCTCTATTCAGATCAATTCTTAATTTATTTGGACTAGTGATGTTTCCCTTATTAAGAATATCATACAGTTGGAATTCTGCTATTTCATCTAATTTCTTTAATTCTTCATTAAATTTTTTCTCTGCAAGTTTTCTATTTCTTATTTTTTTAGCGTCTCTCTCTCCTTTTTTAATAATATTTTTATTTTTATCAAAAGCTTTAGACATTCTTTTTACCTGAGTTTGCCTCTGTAGTTGCAAATTTAAATCTTTTTGAATCTTTAAAAGAAATGAGGGAACTTTTTTACCTTTATCTTGAAATTCTTTTATGCGTCTAGCTACCTCTTCAGCAAGTTCATCACCTACAGTTGGAACTTTAGTTTTATTTTTACCAAATCTATTAAAGAAATTTTTTATCTTATTTGGCCCACCACCTCCCCTGACACCAAAATAAATTAGAACAGCAGAGATGGCAACATCTAAGAATGGAAAAGATGGTTTATCGACAGGTACAGGATCTTGCACAGGTGGTTTCTGACCTCTATTGAAACCTCTAATATCAAATCCAGAACGTCTACTATCATCCATAGAACTTTCAGTTCCAGTTATGGAATCATCACGTAAAATTGGTATGCGAGGAATTGTTTTTCTAAGTCTTCTTTGTAATTCTTTTATTTTTTCAACGTCTTGTTTAAATAGTAATCCTTTCCTCTTAAGTAACTTTACTAAATTCTCTGTTTTTTCCCTTGTCACCACAAGTGTAAGTCGTATCGCCTCTATTTCCTGTGTCGATTGACCAGCAGGAACATTGAAAGGATCAACTTCGGGAGATCTTAAATCTCTTATGGGGTTAAAATCTTTTTCCATCACGCAGATACGAAAGCTTCATATATTGATGACCTTGATGGATCAAACTCAGGAATATTATCAACTAATTCACTGTCAGCGCCATTAGCATTACCACCCTGAGTGGAATCATTAATTTTCTTACGCATGTCTATAAAAGTAACTTTCTCACCACCTTCCAATCCACCTATGTTCATAGCTATAGGGGTTTCAGTATTAAATATTTTGTTAAGTTTATTTTTATTCTGATATTCCACATCAAAATTCAAAGAAGCACTAGTATTAGCATCTTTAGTCTCAGAAGTTTCTTCACCTCCTCCACTTTTTCCATCTAAATTATTATTTTGATTATTTTTAATATTTTCTATGACAGGATCAAAATCCACTTTCTTATATTTTTTACCTGATCTGGGAAGCACGTTAGTTCTCCTAAAACTTCCATCCTCTTCCAAAACATAATATTTTTTACTTCTTCCTGTTCCTGATTGATAGTAATCACCAACTTTTGGTTGATCACCTGAACCAGCAGGGGGAGGTGGATCACCACCTTCTTCACCACCTTCATCCCCTCCAAAATCTGGAAAGAATATATTTGCTGCTTCAAGACCAGCAGAAAGTAACATAGCCTTGGCAAAATCTTGAGTGAACTTACCAGCTCTTGTTTGGGCTTTTTCAGATTGTCTTGTAATTAAATTAAATATGGATCTTTCACTTCTTGTCCCTGATCTATCTTTTCCCTTCTCAACTAAATCTCGACGCATTGCATCTATCATATCTTTTCTATATTTTTGTTCAAGAAACGCACTCTCAGCCATAGCTTTTGCTATAGCGTCTATATTTCTGTTTATTTTGTCTATTTCTAACCGAACACCTAAAAAACCCGCCTCTACAATCCTTTGATTTTCAATTTCTGGTTGACGAGTATTTAAGAAAGGAAAAAATCCACCAAGAGTTGAAACACCACTAAGAACTGATTGATTTTCATCTACAATGTCAGGTGCATCGTCCAGTCTTCTACTACGATCACCAAGAAAACTTAATACACCACCTCTTGTGGATCTTATATTATTAGCAGCACCACCTCTGAAGTTTCTATTTACATTCGCAAAATTTTTCTGTTGATCAAAATTATCTTTATTTAATTTGTCCGTATTATTAGTAGTAGTCTTATCACCACCAGTTCCTTGAAAAAACTTAACAACATTATTGATAGTCTCAGCAATATAGATGATCGAACTGATCGCACTAAGTGTAAGAACTGTTCCTGTAAATAAACCCACTATCCTAATCCGTGTTGTTGTTGCTGTTTGAGTTTTTCAGCTTCTAGATAGTTCCTCAGTAAATTGACATAAACGTCTCTTTCCCAAGGCATCATATTTTCTAGTTCTGTCAAACTATATTTATGATACTGCATCAATGAGAATGTCAACTCATAGTATGACTCAGCACTCAAATGAGCCATACTTAACCGAAAAAACTTGCTAACCCTTCTAATTTAATTGTAGACTTAACTTTTGTTTTAGGATTTTCTACTTCAAGATCATGAGATAACTGTGGCATCGTATCAAAGAATTTTTCTATCTCTTTGAACTGAGCTGAATTTAGTTGTTCCACAAATTGAGTTAATTCCTTTTTAGTACAGTCTTTTGACTCCCACGCTTCATCTTCACTAAACACCATATCAATACAAGAAGCAATGATTTCAAAACTATTATCAGAAGCCTGTCCATCAAAATTAAAGTTTTCATCAATAAACTCATCTAATGATGGATATTTCATTCTCATGGTATATGTGTCATCTATCTTGATATCAGCGTTATGTTTTTCATTTGTTTTTACTTGAACTTCATCAATGTAAACTGTGACATTTACTTTGGTTTCACCATCATCAGGACAAGTAACAACAAGCTCAATACTTTCACCTATTGATCTCGCACGAATATTTAAAAATAAGTATTCGATATCAAAAGTAGGAAGTTCATCAACCTTGACACCCTTTGTGAGAATACAGTTTCTAAGCACATCTTTTATAGCTCTAGAAATATCTTTGAGAGAATTACTTTCTATTGCAAGTATAAGTATTTTTTCTTCTTTTACCAGAAAAGGCCTATATGTTATTTTCTTTCCGTTTGATGGTAAAGTTAATTCATGAGTAGGCGTAACAATCTTTGGTAATGGCATAATTATTCACTTCAGTGCTTTATTTAGTATGGTTTTGAAAACTTTCCAATTACTTATATGGTCTTATTTCTTTTAAACTACCTTTTTCATAGTATTTTCCTTCTCTTTCTTCATAAACTCCCAACCTTAAATAGAGATCTATTACTTCCTGTGATTGGTTCATGTAAAAACCCCCAGCCTCATCTTCTTTTACATAAGTTTCTTCACCAGTAAATGTTGATGATGAATTAACGCTAGTTTTATCGCTGTTACTACTAGATGTCGAGTTACCTGTCTCTTTCAATTTAAAATCAGGATCGAATCCAAGATAATCACTGTCAAATTGACCATATGTACCCATCCAAGGATCGAATGAATCGGAATATCCCTTCCACCCAGATCGGATCATACCTCTGGTCACATTTTCCATCACATATCTCTCATATCTAAAAGTCACATTTAATTTTAAAATTGATCCTGACTCATAGTTTACAGGAACTGATGATATTGATAATGGCCATGATCTTATGAAACAATAATAAACATAAGCACCACCCTTTCTAAAGTAATCTTTATTAAATTTAACAACACTCATTGTGCATTTGTAATCTTTTGGATAATTCAAAGTCATAATTTGATTATCTGCCTTTCCTCCAGTTTGACCATGTAAAGGATTTATCAATTGCATCCAAGCTTCAAAGTATTTTAAAACTTTATATTCTCTGTCTACCATAAAAGTTAAAGTTACATCATCATAAATTCTTTTGAACGGCATTCTCTCTGTGATACCTTGTCTATCCCCAGATACCTCCACATCTGCGAAGGATGAGCCAGGTAATACTGCCTCAGAAGCATATAATCCTAAATCTTCATCTATAAATCTTCTTGATATACCTACATCCGCAGCTGCATTATAGACATTTAAGTTAGGTTCCATAAAAACCTGATACTTATTATCAATAGCTACCGTCTGGAATCTTGATCGTATATCATTAATTAAGTATTTTTTTGGTCTTCTTGACATATCTCTAAATAGATATCAGCTAGTTATTGCTTTTATTTATGAGCTATAGTGGGAAGTATAGGCCTACCAACCCCAGAAAATACAAAGGAGATCCCAGAAA